ATGATGTCTTGCGTTATCAGGGTCTGGCATTTAGCTGGATAGGCTTTGACGAGTTGACACAATGGGCCACACCATATGCATGGAATTACATGCGATCTCGTCTACGGTCCACTGCACCTGACTTGCCAATTTTTATGAGGGCGACTACCAACCCCGGTGGCCGGGGCCATCACTGGGTCAAGAAGATGTTCATCGACCCTGCACCGTATAACAGGACATTCGATGCAACAGACACAGAAACCGGAGAAGTTCTTCGATATCCCTATGGGCATAGCAAGGCAGGAAAACCTTTATTTAAGAGACGCTTTATCCCGGCAAGACTTTCTGATAACCCATACCTTGCGGGGGCAGGAGACTATGAGGCCATGCTTCTCTCGCTTCCTGAACAACAGCGTAGGCAACTTCTTGAAGGCGATTGGGACATCAAAGAAGGTGCAGCGTTTACTGAGTTTGATAGGCGTGTGCATGTTGTTGAACCTTTTCATATCCCTGCTAACTGGGTTAAGTTTCGTGCATGTGACTATGGCTACGGTAGTTATACTGGGGTACTTTGGTTTGCAGTTGCACCTGATGAACAGCTTATCGTATATAGAGAACTCTACGTTAGCAAGGTACTCGCCACAGACTTGGCTGATATGATATTGGACTTGGAAGCCGAAGATGGTAATATTAAGTACGGTGTTTTGGACAGCAGTCTTTGGCATAGGCGTGGCGATACTGGTCCTTCTCTTGCGGAGCAAATGATTAGCAGAGGCTGTCGTTGGCGTCCGTCAGACCGCAGTAAGGGTAGCCGGGTAGCCGGTAAGAATGAAATACATAGGCGTTTACAGATTGATGAATTTACGGAGGAACCTAGACTTGTATTCTTTGATAGCTGCACAGAGACAATATCACAGTTACCGTCCATCCCTCTGGACAAGAAAAATCCAGAAGACGTTGACACAAAGTCTGAAGACCACCTTTATGACGCGCTACGGTATGGGATTATGTCCAGACCCCGGTTCTCTATTTTCGACTATGACCCGCATGGCAGACCATCAACAGGCATGCAAGTAGCAGACTCTACATTTGGATATTAAGGAAAAGCTATGGCAGAAGATGAAATTATGATTGAAGATGACGCTATCGCCCTAGAAGATACGGACGATACTGCTGTTAAAGACGCAGATGTATCTAATATAATTCCTTTTATTCTGGAAAGATTTCAACGATCTGAAGATTATCGTAGGCAAGATGAAGAAAGATGGTTGCGTTCCTATCGTAACTATAGGGGATTGTATGGGCCAGATGTACAATTTACAGACGCTGAAAAATCACGTGTATTTATTAAAGTAACAAAAACAAAAACGCTGGCTGCGTACGGTCAAATTGTAGATGTATTGTTTGCTAATAATAGATTTCCTCTTTCTGTTGAACCCACAGAACTTCCAGAGGGAGTAGCAGCAGATGTTAGTTTTGATCCTAAAGAACCAGAACAATTACAGGGGCAGACTGCTTTGTCTAGCCCCTATGGTTTTCCGGGGGATGGAAACGATTTACCACCGGGTTCTACGTCCGTATCACTAGAAGAGCTTCTTGGCCCTCTAAGTGAAAAATTAGAGCCAGTAAAAGATAAACTTAAAGAAGGGCCGGGGTCAACTCCTACAGCCGTAACTTTTAGTCCTGCATTGGTAGCGGCTAAAAAAATGCAGAAAAAAATTCACGATCAATTAGAAGAGTCAGGCGCGTCCAAGCACTTGCGTAACTCTGCATTTGAAATGGCATTGTTTGGAACAGGAGTTATGAAAGGTCCATTTGCCTCAGATAAAGAATACCCTAATTGGAATGAAGACGGAGAATACGATCCTAAATTTAAAACTGTCCCACAAGTAGAGCATGTATCTGTATGGAATTTTTACCCCGATCCAGATGCTAACAATATGGATGAGACGCAGTATGTAATAGAGCGACATAAAATGTCTCGTTCACAGCTACGCAATCTAAAAAAACGTCCATATTTTAGAGATCAAGTTATTGATCAGGCAATTCTTTTAGGAGAAAATTACGATAAAAAATATTGGGAAGAAGACCTGTCTGACTATGCTCCAGATCACGGCATAGAAAGATATGAAGTTCTTGAGTATTGGGGTATGGTAGAAACCGAAATGCTTAAAGAACAAGGAGTAGATATCCCAGAAGAACTACAGCAGTTTGATGAATTGCAAGCTAATGTTTGGATTTGCAATAACGAACTAATACGCATGGTGCTTAATCCGTTTAAACCTGCTAAGATACCTTATCATGCTGCGCCATACGAACTCAATCCTTACAGCTTTTTCGGTGTAGGCATTGCAGAGAATATGGATGACACGCAGACGTTGATGAACGGCTTTATGCGTATGGCTGTAGATAACGCAGTGTTGTCAGGCAATCTAATTGTAGAGGTAGACGAAACCAATCTGGTGCCGGGTCAAGACCTGTCACTGTATCCCGGTAAAATATTCCGTCGTCAAGGCGGCGCACCGGGTCAAGCTATTTTCGGTACGAAGTTTCCTAACGTATCATCTGAAAATATGATGTTGTTTGACAAGGCTCGTGTTCTAGCAGATGAAAGCACAGGCTTCCCATCATTTGCACATGGACAAACAGGAGTACAAGGCATAGGACGAACAGCTAGTGGTATTTCCATGCTCATGGGTGCAGCACAAGGCGGTACAAAAACTGTTATTAAAAATGTTGATGACTATTTACTTCGTCCTCTTGGTGAAGGTTTCTTCCGTTTTAATATGCAGTTTGATTTTGACCCTGAGATTAAAGGCGATCTTGAAGTAAAAGCACGTGGCACAGAAAGCCTGATGGCAAATGAAGTACGTAGTCAACGCCTAATGCAGTTTTTGCAAGTTGCAAGTAATCCATCTCTTGCTCCATTTGCTAAGTTCCAATATATCATACGCGAAATAGCAAAGTCTATGGAGTTAGACCCCGACAAAGTAACCAACAATATGGACGAGGCCGCTATACAAGCCGAAATAATGAAAGGTTTTCAGACGCCAACAGGGGAACAGCAGGCACCACCCGGTGCTAATGCAATGGACCCAACAGGTGCCGGTGGTGGTACAATGGGTGTAGGACAGGCTCCTGTGCCGGGTGAACAAGGATTTAGTGGAAATGAACAACCAGCAAATACTCAGCAAACTCAAGCCGTGGGTCAACAACAACCGCCAGTGGGAAGCGTTCAATAGTTATATTGACGCTGTAATTGAACTACAGCATAAAGCACTTGAACAAGCTGATGATAATGTAATGATGTATAGGTCACAGGGTGCCATTGCAGCATTGCGCAAACTTAAAACATTGAGGGATGAAGTCAATGGCTCTTGAAAAACAAATGGAACTTTTTAATGAGGGTGGTTTAGAACAGGATGGCGGCACCGTTGATCCCGTATCTGGTAATGATGTTCCACCCGGCTCTACACAAGAAGAAGTGCGCGACGATATCCCAGCCCAACTAAGTGAGGGTGAGTTTGTTTTTCCGGCTGATGTAGTCAGGTACATTGGGCTTGAAAATTTAATGCGTATGCGACAAGAGGCTAAGATGGGCCTCAAGATGATGGATGAAATGGGACAGATGGGTAATAGTGAAGAAGCTACTATTCCTGACGATGTTCCTTTTGATTTATCTGATCTTGACATGGAAGATGATTTAAGTTATAATGTTGGTGGTTTTGTTCCTGCCACACAGCAACAACAACAATTTGGCATTGCAGGTGTAATGCCTTCGCAATTTCAACAATCAGCACAGTTATATAGTACTCCCACTTTAGGAATGCCTGTAACAACTTATAATGCTCCACAAGCAGTGTCCGTGCCGACTACGTATGTGCCTCCACAACAAGCCGTAGTTCCTACGACAACTAAACCAGACCCCACTCCTTCTTTTTCTAACTATGTAGGACAATCTAAAACAGAAAATATTGAATACATTAATCCTGAAACTGGTCAGCGTAGAATTTTTACATTTGTTAATGGTGAACCTACTGTTGCTATTCCAGAAGGATTTATACCTTTATCTCAATACACACCAGATCAAACTCCTGTTACTACTGAACCAACTGTAGGAACGACTAGTGTTAGAGACGATTCTGATCAAGAAGATGAAGATGCCCGTAGAAACCAAGCCTTAATAGATCAATATGGTAATGCTAGTAATAGAATTGGTTTGCTAGATTTCTTTGGTGAAGGAAAAAGCCATACGTATGGTGTAAACTATGTAGAAGGTTTTGGAATGGGTCTAGTAGGTGTAGGTCAAGTTTTACAAGGCACACTTGGTGGCGGTGATTTTCCCGAAGGTGCTAAAATTTTACTTAAAAACGGTGATGAGGAAATCCTTCTTACCGGAGCGGAATACAAAATTATGAGAGATGAAGTTCGGAAACCCGGAACAGACTACACCAAAACTAGAGAAATTCTTGATAGAGCTAAGTCAGAAGCACGTGTAGAAAAAGCGGCAGTTGAAGAAAAATATAAATCATCTTTGAAAAAGGCGCAGGAAGAAGCAGAAGATGATCCAAGTCAGTCATGGAAAGTAGATAATATTAAAGGTGCTATTGCTCAAGGAAAGAGAGAAGCTGAAAGAGGTAATATAAACAAAAAGACTGGTGATATTATCAATCCGTTTGAGGCTAATCGTGGACCCTCTGCACCTTCACCCGCACCGTCTAGTTCTAGTCGTGACTTCAGTGAACCCGGTCCTTCAGCGGAAGAGGCAGCAGCAGGTGCTGGATCATTTGGTTCATCTGATGATTTTTATGAAGAGTACGATTTTGCTTTTCAACAGGGCGGTCTAGCTGCCAAGAAAAAACCCAAGGCTAAAAAGATGAAGCGAGGTGGATTAGCTTCTAAAAAATAATTCACATATGTTGGCTACCTGATCCCCCACCCGACGTGGCTACGGTTGGCCCCAACTAGGAGAAGTAAAATGGCAGAAGCCGAAATCATGGCTGAAGAAATGCAGTCACCTAAAAAAGTTGCGTTTGCAAGTCGTAAGTA